AATTGGTGCAGTTTAAAATTGAAAATACAACAAAAAATAAATAATTAAATTATACATATATGAATACTTTGCAAACCATTTACAACAAGTTAGCCGACAAAACGGAATTAGCAAAACACGAAGTTAATTTAGGATTAGTTCAAGATATTACCAAAGACCTTAATGTTGTTGCTGATAGTTTAACAAGCATAAGACCTACTATTCTAAAAATAGAAGATTTACTAATTAAAAATAGTAAGATAGTTGAAACGGCATTAAAAGCAGTTCAAAAAGTTGAAACAACCGCAAAAGAATTAGGTGCGGATTCTTTAATAAAAGAATTGGATAAACCTAAAATGTTAATTAATGAATTTTATAGAACTATAAATATCACAAAAAAATCAATACAAGATGCTATTGGAAATCTTTAATTAAACAAAAATAAAATATGAACACTCTACAAACCATTTACAACAAGTTAGCAGATAAGACGGAATTAGCAAAACACGAAGTTAATTTAGGATTAGTTGATGACCTTAAAAAAGATGAAACATTAATTATTTCACAAGTTAAAACAATAGAAGACCTTTTAGGTCAAGTTGTAAATTTAGAAGATAAAGCAAAAGGTTATAAAAATGAATTAATGAAAAACTTTGATAAATTTAATTCTCTTATATCCAAAATTACAATTTCATATAAAGAACTTGGGTTAGATTGGAATCAAAGCGAAACAAAAAGTGATGCTTTAAAAACTATCAAAAGAGTAGGAGACCTTATTGCTAAATACAAAAAATACTTTTAATTAAACAAAATCAAAACACGAAATATGAAAACAAGCGTAATTAATCAAATCAAAACACTTTTAGGAATGGAAGTGAAATTGGAAACAATGAAGTTAATGGACGGCATCACAATTTTTGAAGCGGATGCTTTTGAAACTGACAAAGAAGTTTTTATTGTAACTGAAGACGAGCAAAAAATACCAGTTCCAATTGGAGAATATGAGTTAGAAGACGGACGTATTTTAGTTGTAGAAGTTGAAGGTATTATTTTGGAAGTAAAAGAAGCAACAACTGAAGAAGAAGTTGCACCAAAAGATAAAGTTGCTCCCGAAGCAGAAGTTGAAGTAGAAGCAGAAGCAACACCAAGCGCAAAAAAGACAATAGAAAGCATAGTAAAGGAAACTTTCTTTGCTGAAATAGAACAATTAAAAAACGAAAACATAGAGTTAAAAGCAAAATTAGAAACGTTATCTAAAGTTGAAGAAGTTGCATTAGAAGCAACCGAACTTTCAGATGTAACACCTATTTCTTTAAACCCCGAAAACATCAATGAAGTGACTCAAATTAAATTTGGAACGAATAGACCAAAGACATTGATGGACACAATAATTGAAAAACTAAATAATTAATATAAACAATTTAAAAACTTAAAAAAATGCCAAATCCAGTTACTACGGGAACAACGTATGCAGGTACATTTGCGGGAAAATATTTATCCGCATCTTTATTATCTGCACCAACATTAGACAATGGTGGAATTACAATTTTGCCAAATGTCGCATACAAACAAGTATTACAAAACCTTTCAACAAGTACACCCATCGTGGCAAATGCCAATTGCGATTTCCAAACGGGTGGTGGTGTTGTAACACTTACTGAAAAAGTATTAACAACAAAAGAATTACAAGTTAACATCCAACTTTGTAAAATGGACTTAATGCAAACTTGGCAAGTTGCTGAAATGGGTTATAGTTCTTACGGACAAATGCCTAAATCATTTGACGATTTCTTAATCGCTCACGTTTCTGCAAAGGTTGCATCTGCAACTGAAACAAACATTTGGAGTGGTGCTTCGGGTTCGGGTACATTTGATAGTATCAAAACTTTAGCATTAGCAGATGGAAGTGTAATTGATGTAGCAGGTTTAGTGGGTAACAATTTAAACGCTTCAGTAATCATTGCTGAAATGGGTAAAGTAGTTGATGCAATTCCCGCAAGTCTTTACGGAAAAGAAGGATTGAAGTTATATGTTTCACAAAAAGTTGCTAAATTGTACGTTAGAGCATTGGGTGGTTTTGGAGCAAGTGGCTTGGGAGCAAACGGAACAAACGCACAAGGAACACAATGGTACACAAATGGTTCACTTTCGTTTGACGGCATCCCCGTTTTTATGGCTAATGGTTTAGGTGCAGACAATATGTTAGCCACCACGACTGATAACTTGTTTTTTGGTTGCGGACTTTTAAATGACAAGAATGTCGTTCAAACAATTGATATGTCACCAATTGACGGAAGTTTAAACTACCGAGTAATTATGCGTTACAACGCTGGTGTGCAAATCGGAGTAGGTGCTGATGTAGTTCTTTACGGAGTATAAGATTAAAATAAAAAGCGGGATGTAAAAGTTCCGCTTTACATTATTCACATTTAAAAACACAAAACGAAATGGCTTGCGAGTTAATAAACCACGGATACGCTGACGATTGCCAATCAAATGTTGGGGGAATCAAAGCACTTTACATTTTTAATTATGGAGTTGTAGGAACTCAACCTTTGGCAAACTATGCTACGGCAACCCCCGATACTTCTGACCAATTAAATACAATTACACTAACATCCCAAACAACTCCATTTTATAAATATGAGTTGAAAGGTGCAAATTCTTTTGAACAAACAATTACAAGTTCAAGAGAAAACGGAACTACTTTTGTAGACCAAACATTAACTTTTACTACTAAAGGTTTAACTGCAATACAAACAAAGCAAATGAAACTTTTGGCTTGGGGAAGACCAACCATTATGATTCAAACAAATAGCAATAAATTTTTATTAGCGGGTTTAGAAAATGGTATGGATGTTGAAACCACACTAATTTCAAATGGTACTGCAATGGGTGACCTTGTGGGATATACCATTACGATGAAGGGACAAGAAATTATCCCCGCCAATCACGTTAATATAGTTGCCCCTTATGGACAAACGGAAATTTTAGCGAAAGTTGGTGTTGGTTCAAGTATCATATATTCTTAAAACTTAAAAAATTATTTTTAAAGCCATTCGTATTGAGTGGCTTTTTTTTTGTCACAAAAATTGAACAAAAACACGAATATTTAATTATATAAATATGATAGTATTAACACCTTCTACAAATGCGCAAACGTTTTATTACGTTCCGCGAGTTTTATCGCCAGCATTTGACGAAATACCAATAACAATGGTTACAAAAGACGAACAAACAAACATTGTTGTTTCAACTATTGACCAATTTTATGGTGGTGGCAATTATGTACATTTAATACAACACACTTTTAGTTTAATAGAAGGACATTTTTATACTTTAGAATTATTAAATTCAAATAACGAAATAATTTACAAGGATAGAATATTTTGCACCGCTCAACCTTTAGTTACATTTTCGGTGAATAATAACCAATATGTGAGTAATTCCACAACAAATGATTTTATAGTATATGAATAAGCATACAAATAATTTACACGTTTTAAGTCTTTCGGCATACATCTCGCCAAAAATTCAAGAATCCAATCGTGATAATTGGGTTGAATACGGGGAAGATAATAATTTCTTTCAGTATTTAATAGACCGATACACGAATTCAACAAGTAATTCAGCAATAATAAACAACATTTCACGATTAATCTACGGAAAAGGTTTGAGTGCGTTAGATGCGAATAAAAAGCCTAATGAGTATGCGCAATTTATGGCATTGTTTCACAAAGACGATGTTAGAAAAATTGTTTTAGATAGAAAACTATTCGGTCAATTTGCGTTTCAAGTACACTATAATGCAAAGCACGACAAGATTTTAAAGGTTTATCACATTCCCGTTGACCTATTAAGGGCAGAAAAATGCGATAAAGACGGAAACATTACGGGTTATTACTATTCAGACGATTGGAAGGAAACAAAAAAATACCCACCAATTCGCTATTCGGCTTTTGGTTATAGTAAAGACAAAATAGAAATATTATTTTCTAAACCTTATTCGGTTGGAATGAAATATTATGCAAACGTTGACTATCAAGGTTGTCTTCCTTATTGCCTATTGGAAGAAGAAATAGCCGAATATTTAATAAACGATTGCCAAAATTCTTTTTCGGGATTAAAAATAGTTAATTTTTCAAACGGAATACCAACCGATGAGCAACAACAAATCATATCAAATAAAGTTTTAGACAAGTTAACTGGCGCAAACGGACAAAAAGTTATCGTTGCATTCAATAATAACGCAGAAAGCAAGACAACAATTGATGATATCAGTTTGACGGAAGCACCGCAACATTATAATTATTTGTCGGAAGAATGCTTACGCAAAATTATGTTAGGACACAACGTTACAAGTCCGTTATTATTTGGAGTTGCATCAACAAATGGCTTTAGTTCAAACGCTGAAGAACTTAAAAATTCAAGCATCTTGTTTGATAATATGGTAATAAGACCATTTCAAGAAGAAATAATAGATGCAGTAGACAACATTTTATCATTTAATGGCATTGCTTTAAAACTATTTTTTAGAACATTACAACCTTTGGAGTTTACGGACTTGGAAAACACGCAAACGGCAGACGAAGTGGCAGAAGAAACGGGTACGGCATTAAGTTCAGATAAAAACATATTGACTGGTTTAGGCGAACAACCAAAAGATAATTGGGTGCTTATAGATGAATTTGAAGTTGACTACGATACGGATGACAAAGAAAATGAGTTGTTAAGCAAAGAGCCAAAAAAAAGTTTATTATCTAAAATTGTAAGCTTGGTTAGTACGGGTGATGCAAGACCCAACATAACAAGTAAACAAGACAAAACTATTGATGGGGTTAAATTCGTTGTACGTTATAAATACGTTGGCGCAATAGATTTAAAAAAATCAAGAAGTTTTTGCAAACAAATGATTACTTCTAATAAAATTTACCGAAAAGAAGATATTCAAGTAATGAGTAATACCTATTTAGGAGACGGCTATACAAACAAAGAAGGTAAAGTAATTGGTTGGGGTGCAAAAGGTGCTTTAACTTTCGATAGGTTTTTTTTTAAGGGGGGCGGTTCGTGTTACCATCGGTGGAACAAACAAGTTTACGCAGTTCTTCAAGGAACGGCTTTAGACATAACTGAAGACACAAAAAAATTAGCACAATCAAAAGCGGAAGAATACGGGTATGTAATCAAAAACCCTTCATTAGTTTCAACACGACCAGTTGATATGCCAAATTTTGGTTTTTTACCAAGTAACCCAAAACCACCAAGAACAATAACACGATAATGGCAGAAGCACTTTTAATAACACGATTAGATTTAACAAAGTACACATCATTAAATGGAAATGTGGATGTGGACAACTTTATACAATATATAAAGATTGCCCAAGATACCGACTTGCAAAATTTCACGGGTACAAATCTATTAAACAAGATTAAAGCGGACATAATAGCAAATACTTTGTCGGGTAATTATTTAACGCTTACGACTAATTATTTAAAGCCTATGTTGATACATTTGGCAATGAAATATTATTTGCCGTTTGCTTGTTACACAATTTCAAACAAAGGAGTATATAAGCACAACTCCGAAAATTCAACAAGCGTAGAAAAAAACGAAATAGATTTCTTAATTGAAAAGGAAACACAAATAGCACAACACTACACGCAACGTTTTATTGACTACATAAGTAATAATAATTCGTTATTTCCCGAATATAGTAGTAATTCAAATGGAAATATGAATCCCGACACACAAAACAATTACACGGGATGGTACATATAAAGAACTATAAACCCAAAGAAGTCAACATTGTAAAATTAAAGACTTATTTAAAAAAAATAGAAAATGGCAAATAGCAATGGTTGGGGCGATGGTTCAGCAAACAATAATATTGGTTGGGGTAAAGGAGCAAACAATCTAATTAACTGGGGAAAATCGCACTTTTTATCTTGGGCGGGTTTAACTGATATTGTAGGAGTATCTGCGGGTGGTAATTCTCCCGTTAATTCGGTTGCGCCTATTATTTCGGGTTTAGATTATGTGACAAGTGTTTTAACAACTACTAACGGAACGTGGTCAAATACACCAACAAGTTTTACATATCAATGGTATAGAAACACAACGTTAATTAGCGGTGCAATTTCTTCTTCTTACACATTAGTTCAAGCCGATGCAGACTTTGAAGTAAAATGTAAAGTAACGGCAATAAACGCTTCGGGTAGTGGTGTAGCAGATAGCAATCTAATTTACATTTACGATTTTAATTATAACGAAGTTTATTTAAGTGGTTACGGAACACCACCAAGTTTAGCGGTTTCAAAATTACAAAACAAACTTTTGGTTGATTTAAAAACTGCGGGAGTTTGGGCAAAATTAGATAGTTTATTCGTGTTTGCGGGTGACGGAGATTTAGACTTTGCAAGAATTGATTGGAAGTTATTACAACAAGGAACAAGTAACTCAACTGCTTATTCTACAAATCAAGGAATAAGCGCAGATAGTTTAACAAGCGCTTATTTTGATACAAATTTTAATCCAAGTGTAGCGGGAACAAACTACACACAAAACAACGCATCACGTTATGCTTATGTAAAAAACTTTGGTGAAAGTCCAAGCGCTTTAACAATAATAGACGGAGTAAGCGGAACACATAGAAATTCAATTGAAATAGGAAGTTCAGTTGGACAAAGAATAAACCAAAATGTAGTGGATTTAAGTAACCCATTTGGCTACGACACAACGGCAAAAATGAAGTCTATTCATAGAACTTCCGCAACAAGTGTT